CTTTCCGGAGATGACCATCGAGGAGCTCAAGGCCAAGGGAGCGGCCTTCGACGTAGATGCCCACCTTGTTTCTCTTATGTTCCAGGAACCATTCTACGCGGACATTGTCCGGAGTTTGCATAAGCAGTCGACCGAGGATATCTCGACGGCGGGTGTCCTGGCGAAGGACGGGGTGCTCAACATGTGGTACAATCCCATGTTCCTCGGTGCTTACGATGCCCCTAAGGTGAAGGGTGTGATGAAGCACGAGGCGCTCCACCTCTGTTTGGAACACACCACGACCCGCCGGTACCAGCCCCACGACATCTGGAACTGGGCGACCGACCTGGCCATCAATTCGACCCTGTCCGAGGACGAGATGCCTCCCTGTGGTCTCCGTCCAGGCAAGCCCCTCCGTGCCCCTAAGGAATGGCCGGCCGACACCACGCCTGAGCAGATCGAGCGGTTCGGTCGGATCTCCAAGCTCATTGAGTCCTTTCCCCTCAACCTGGCTTCCGAGGATTACTTTGGCCGCCTGATGGAGAATGAAGATGTCCAGCAGATGGTTGAGGAGAATACCACCTACGTCATCGGCGACTCGAATGGTATGGACGACCACGAAGGTTGGGACGCCCTTTCCGACGAGGAGCGGGAATATATTGCAGGCAAGGCACGCCAGGCGGTGAAGGAAGCAATGGAGCGGGCGGATTCGAAGAACTCGTGGGGTTCGGTGCCTTCCTCGATGCGTGAAGAGATTCGACGCAAAGTGCGTGGTGAGATCGATTGGAAAGCGGTACTCCGTAACTTCGTTGGGGCGACCCAAAGGGCCGATCGATCCACCTCAGTCCTCCGGGTGAACAAGAAGTACCCTGGCATCCACGCCGGGAGTACCCGAGACTATCGGCCTACGCTGCTGGCGGCGATCGATCAGTCTGGTTCGGTCGACGACGGCTCCCTTGAACTCCTCTTTGGCGAGCTCCAATCGCTTACCAGCCGTGCCGACTTCGTCCTCTACCACTTCGATACTGAGATGGATGTGAAGTCTCGGACGAAGTGGAATAAGGGTAGGGTCCAACGGGCACATCGCACTCGCTGTGGGGGTACTGACTTCAATGCGCCCACCAACTTCGTCAACGAAGGCAAGGAGAAGTGTGAGGCTCTCATTATCCTGACCGATGGCTGTGCACCCAAACCGGTACACAGTCGGGTACGGCGCTGTTGGGTTATCACCCCTGGTTCAAAGTTAGAGTTTCAACCTGATCCTCGGGATGTTGTGGTTCAATTGAAGAAACGGATCGCATAGTTGCCCAGTGATATCCTTTCACTAGTCTACGCACAGTGACCTCGCTAATCCCGAAACGAGCGGCGAGGTCATTGTAGTGTTGCATCTTTGGCGTGGCTTCTGGATTATAGAGGGAGAGTAACTCTTCGACACTTTCGGGTGTAAGATTGCAACGGTGATTATTGAAGCCAGTATGTGACTCTATTATGCGTTGACGTCCTTCACTAGTCCAGTTCGGTGTCTTTCCCCGTCGTTCTTCCGATACTCGTTTTCGAGTTTCTTCGGACCATTGCGCTGGCTTTCTTCCAATCATCCACCAGTTTGAACGACCTTTCGTTTTCTCGGATACTTTCTTAGCAATGCCTCTCTTTTTTTCATCTGTCATTGCGTGCCATCCCTTTTTAGTACCCTCTGAGACTTTGCGTTTCCATTCTGGGTCCTTGGCTTTTTCACGTTGGCGTTGTTTGAGTTCTTCGGTCTGTTTCGGTTGCGAACCACCACTCGACATATTGTAGCCAGCCGGCGCCAAGCAACCAAGCCGTTCAACCCAATACTTTTCTCTTTCGTCCAGGTCTTCTACTTTGCACTCTTCAAGCGTTTCAACACGCATTGCATCGACACCGTATAGTCTCATAGCCCTATAGAGGTACGAATCATTGCGTCGTTTGGTTGCACACTTGACGTGTTCCTTCCAACGTACTTCAATAGACCTCGTCGTTTGACCAACGTATGTAGTTCCAGATTCAATATGCACAATTCGATATATGTATGCCACGCAATCCTCCTATTCAATACATATCAAGTCGCCTACTATAACCTTATTCGCAGACCAAAAAAAGTGTATCATGACTATGTTCGATTCGCGAAAGCGTGTTATATTGTAGCAAAGGGGGGTGTCGAATGGGTCAGCAGGAAGGTTCGATGCGTTGGGTTGTCCTGCCGTTGCGGGGGGACTGGGGACGTTGTCAGGTTGGCCGGTTGGCTGACCTGCAGCAGATCGGACGGGGTCGAGAGGTCCGACCTGCGATGGGTGGGCTTGTGTTTGACCTGGACGAGGGTCGACGGATCGTGGATGACTTGAACCTGTATGGTTGGGCGAACGTAGAGTAAAGTGCGAAAAAAGTGCGAGGGGTCTATGTTCACGGCGGGCAGACAGGTTATGTTCTAGATGTGAGGGGGGCACAGGCGGACGGTGAAGAGAGAGAGTTAGAAAAAAGTTTACGAAACGCCTGTTCACCCACACGGAAACAAGTTACTAGATAGAAGTAAACAGCAGCAAAGGAGCACGACAATGGAAGCCACCACGATGATTCAAGTTATCAAGTCCCTCCCTGCCGAGATGGCGGTCCTGATTCGCGGTCCCCACGGCATCGGTAAGTCCCAGATTGTCAAGGGTGTGGCCCAAGAGCTTGGCCTCGACCTGATCGACGTCCGCGCTTCGACCATGCAGGAAGGCGACGTGGTTGGCTACCCCGACCTCGAGAGCATCAAGTCGACCGGTGTTTCGACCTTCGCCCTCCCCGCCTGGTTCGTCAGCGCCTGCCGCGAGCCCAAGGTCCTCTTCCTCGACGAGCTCAACCGTGGCCTGGTCGGTGTCCTCAACGGCATGTTCCAGATCATCCTCGACCGCGAGTTGGGTAACGGCCCCGATGGCAAGGCGATGAAGCTCCACCCCGACACCCGCGTGGTGGCTGCGGTCAACAACGGTTCTGAGTACACGGTCAACGAGATGGACCCTGCACTGCTCGACCGGTTCTGGGTTACCGACCTGAAGCCGACGGCTGGTGAGTGGCTCGACTGGGCCCGTGGTGCTGGCATCTCTTCCGTCATCGTCGACTTCATCCGTAACCACCCCGAGCACCTGCGCCCCACGAAGGAAGTCGAGCCTGGCAAGGTTGCCCCGACGCAGCGTTCCTGGGACCGGTACGACCGTTCGATCAAGCACATGGGCATCAACCTCGAGGACCACGGTGGTAACCCCCCGGCCATCCTCTACCCGCTCGGTACCGGCTTCGTCGGTGTTGAGGCCTCGATCGCCTTCCAGGACTTCGTCAAGAACTACCAGAGCGTGCTCACCGCCGAGGACGTCCTGGACCGGTGGAAGAAGAACGAGGACAAGGTCAAGGGCCTGTCGGCCGACCGGTTGCTTGCCCTGGTCGAAAAGGTGAAGGCGGCTGTGTCGAAGGACGACCTGACCCAGAAGCAGGTGGATAACCTGGTCAGCCTGTTCCGTGCGATCACCGGTGAGCAGCAAATGGCCCTCTACAACGGTGTCCTCGGCTGCGGCAACAACACGAACCTGGTCCGGTTCCACAAGCAGGTCGCCGGCGAGATCCTCACGATCATCAACAAGGCGCAGAGCGTATCGAAGAAGTAAGGTTAGAGGACCGCTTTGGGGGCTTATCGCCCCCTTTGCTGCTGACCTACGACTTTGGGCGCGGTCTCCAAAGCGGTTCTTTTTCCTACGCAGTTCAAGTTACCCCTCCAGCTGTGCTCTTATGCAGCTCGAGTTGTGTGTGGTCCGTGGTAGTATACGGAAAGTGAGCGAGAGAGCGTTCCTGCGGTGGTTGAAAAAAAGTGTGAGGGGGCTATGTTCACGGCGGGTGGACAGGTTATATTGCTAGCATGGGAGGGTGCTGATGACGTACGATCCGAACGTACAGGTCCACCGTCAGATTCTCGCTGTCGAGCTCATGACGCGTCTTGACACAGCAGGGTTTATCCGTCGGCCTGCCAAGCCTGGGACTCGTGAGCTTGTGTATGCCCGCCCCATTCCCTCGTTTCCTGGTGTCTCGGCTGTTGTGTACACGTCGATCGAGGAGAACGGGGGCGTACCTGAGGTGCGGTGGCAAGGCCGTGATGCGATCCGGTGCATGGCGCTCTACGCTGGGAAGGACGACCCCGCGAACGAACGGATGGTTGCTAAGGCCGACCGCAGGGTCTTCAGGACTGGGGAGATCGTGAAGATCGGTGAGCGGATGATCGCCAGGCTCCGCGAGGTGTGGCGGGATGCCTCGAATGCCCAGAGGTGTGGCCGGTGTGGTGCTCCGACGTTCGTGTCGAAGAAGGGAAACACCGTGTGTGCTGATCTGTGCTTCAGCAAAAAGTGATGAAAAAGTGTGTGGGGACTATGTTCACTGTGGGTGGACAGGTTATATTGCTAGCATAGGGAACAACAACGAAGCGACTGGAGGCAGCGATGGCTTGGCCGAAGAAGAAGAAAGAGCAACCCCTTCGTACCCAGGAATGGCTCCTCGACCAGTTGCGTCGGCCCAAGGTGCGGGCTGAGGATGTCGGGCTCACTTACGCTGAGGTCGTGCGCATGGGCTGGACGGACGAGCTTCGTGTGCGTCGTGCCATCCAGAATGCCTTCCCCGAACTCCGTCAGGCTGGTGTGACCCAGCGGACCCGGAAGGTGTGGGACAAGGTCTACGACATCGCCAATCCCTCGAACACTGCCCGGATCGAGGGCTCGCTCTGGCGTGTGGGGTTCCAGAATAGCCGGGCGAACCTCTCGACCTTGAACCCTCCCAAGCGGCCCCGGAGCTGGTCGAGCTACCAGCGGCCCCTGCGCGAACTCTACCACCTCGGGTGGGTCCAGGCTGCCACGGCGGAAGAAGCGAAGCAGATTGCCCAAGTGTCGTTCGGTCCCCTTGCCATGTTCAATCCTGATTGCATCGACGTCGAGCGCCGGGGTCCGGACGGGTGGAAGGCAGGTGAGAACAACGAGGCCCGGGTCCGTGAGCTCCAGGCGACTGTCGAAGAGATCGAGGATCAGGTCGCGATGATGCAGTGGGAGGTCGAGCAGCTCAAGACCCTGGCCACTCTGATCGGGGGCTGATCGAAAAAAAGTTCGACAACCGCCTGTCCATGGGGTGTGGACAGGTTATATTGCTAGAGTGTGGTTGAACAACAACGGAGGCAAACGATGGCAATCCCAGGCATTCTCTCTTCCTTTCGCCCGCGGGACTTCACCAACACGCATGTCGCAGCCCTCATCTCAAACACTTCGTCGATCTTCAACGAGGTCCTTGGCGACCGCTGGCCGAGTAACCAGTCGGTCCTCCTCGAGGACGTGGGGTCATACCTCCGCCAACTCAGCCACAGCGACGAGACGGGGTGCTTCCTCAAGTTCCGCCTTCATCCCTCGGATGCGCACAGGGAAGACAGCCTGACCAGGGCCCGCGAGATTGCCAAGCGTTGGCTTGCCCTATTCCCTAAGGGCTCGCAGGTCCTTTGGGATGGACAGGAGCGCATCAAAGAGGGGGAGACTGTGACGGTGGTGGTTGTGACTGGCACCCACTCGATTGGAGACTAGCAAAAAAAGTGCATCTGGGCTATGTTCACGGGCAAGCAAACAAGTTATATTGCTAACATAGAATGGAGGCAGGGATGGCACGGACCTGGGGATATATCATCGCGAGTGGTGAGGACTTCGCTAGTTCGACTGAGCTCTATGAGTTCTATAAGGCGCATGGGATTGAGGCGTTGGTCGAGGAGGGGGCAGGCTACTACCAGTACGATGGCCAGTTCGACCTCGACGCCAACCTTGCCCACCTTGTCCTGATGGGGTGTGCCTTTGACGACGGGTGGCAACAGGACGGGACTGTGAGTCGTTTCTTCCTGGAGGGGGGCGAGTAAAAAAGTTTGCCCGGCGCCTGTCCACTTTCATCCACCAGGTTATATTGACTAAGTAACAACGGAGGCAACAATGGCGACCGAACCGAAGCCCCTTATCCCGGAAGGTGTCGAGTTCTATGTGATGGACGACATCCTCAGCTACTTCCCTGAGGGGTTCGCCGATGACTTCTACGACAACTTTCTTACCGACGTGTCCTGGGGTGATGCCTATCTGACCCTGGTCGACGCTAACCAGATCATGGACAAGCTCCACGCCTGTTGGGACGAGGGCAACTACGGCACGCAAGAAGAAAAAGACGACGTCTTCGAATATATCGGCGACCTCGATGGGGAACTCGTGGCACTCCAGGGGTGAGCAAAAAGTTCTAAAAAAGTGAGCCCACCGCCTGTCCGGTCCCCCTGGGCAGGTTATATTGCTAGCATAGAACGGAGGTTGCGATGGCTCGACGTAAGGAACTTCCCCTCGACAAGATGCCCAGTGGTCACCTCAAGGTCGGCGACATCGTCCGCCTCGGATGGCCGGCGGGGATGGGGAATGGTCTCTTCCTCGTGCTCGAGGTCTTCGACCCTAACACTATCCAGGACGTGAAGGTGGTGAGTGTCCGTGAGGGCCTGGGAGGGCAGGCGTGGTATGCCCGCTCGACCGGTGCCACGGTGGTGGGGCGATGAAACTGTTCGAGACCCTCCATCGAATCGAGGCAATGACCGGGGATGCTGACCGTGTTATGATAGACGACCCTGGTCCTGGTGGTTACGAACTCCAGATGGGAGGGTGGGTCGAAAGTGGCGAGGCGCTAGCATACACTGGAACGAAGACTGCATTCTACAATGTGATGTACTACCAGATGCTCCACCCAGTCCAGGGCTTGGTGTGGATACCGACCCGGTCAGTGATTGAGATAGGGGAGGAAGGATGAAGGGGACGAAGCTGTTGAAGGTCGCGTTCAGCAATATCGAGTATTGGAAGAACGAGGAGATAAGTATGGGTCGTCCCGCGCTCTGGCCCCGGCGTGGACTCCAGAAGGACGACATAGTGACCTGGACGGGAGGCAGGGCTTCGGGGGACATTCAGAATGTGCTCCAGGTCCTCCATCCGACAGCGGGTCTCATCTGGGTGCGGGAGGCTTACCTCGATTCTTTTTAGAAAAAGTTTGCCTGGCGCCTGTTCGAATCGCGTGGACAGGTTATATTGCTAGCATGGAGAGGTGATGCTGCTCCGTTCTCTGTTCGACGACGTGTGGGTATACCCAGACCTCGATAACCTCGAACCCACTGTCATAGTCAACAGGGGTGAAGTCCTGGTCCGGATCGGTGTGGAAGGGGCGCGTAACCCTTCTGAGCTCTGTTACTACAAGGTGTATATCCCAGGCAATGGAGCTGTCGGGTGGGTGCTCAACGACAACGTCGAGGAGGTGAAGTGATGCTACTACGTTCACTGTATAATGGCGTCCCTATCTACACCGTAATCGGCACCACAAGCGCCGCGTCACAGTTTGAGCATATGATGGGGAAGGGCGACCCTGCCGTGTGGACGGGGAAGGCGACAACCCTCGACGCGGTGGTGGGGCCTGAGACTTTCTACGAAGTGTACGCACCAATCCAGGAAACGAGTGGTTGGGTGTGGTCTGGAAACGTCGAGGAGGTGAAGTGATGGACATCCAGCCTGGCGACCTCGTGGAGCCCAAGAATCATGATAAGTGGTTTGACGATGATGTCCATCCCTACCTCGTCGTCTCACGGTTCGTGTCAGACAGGGGAAACGAGCTCGGGATGCCGGCCTGGAGGTTGTTCGACCCAGTCAAAGTCATGGAGATTGTACAGTACGACCACGAGCTAAAAAAAGTTGTCGGGTGACCTGTCCATGTTCAGACAACAGGTTATATTCATGATGGGAGGATGGCGATGTCGCTCAAAGTAGGAGACCTGGTCGAATATAGGTTGTTCCAGAATCGTGTTGTGGGTGCGCCGGTGAACAAGAACGTGGTCGTCACATCACTCGAGTCCTTCACGGGATGGGTGGAGGTGTTCGACGGTCAGAAGACGATGGCTGTCCCACGTTACTCCCTTCACCCTGTGGAGGAATGATGGAGCTCCCAGACTTCGAGGAGGGCGAGCTGGTGGAGGTGATGGGTATGGACGACTCGAGCAATATGGTCGTCGCGTTCGTTGGCATCTTCGAAGGGTGGCACGACCTCGGCCTCGACGACGGCCACGGTAAGGTCACCATCTCCAAGCTAGCTCAGGTCCTCGACACACAGATGGGCCATTCATTCTACTACTCCCCGAAGATGGTGAGGAGGCTCAATGTTCAAACCAGGTGACATCGTCAGGGAGATCATCGACTTTCCCAACAATCCCAAGTTCATTGTCGTGAAGCAGCGTCCCACAGCACCGGACTGGGCGATCAGGTCTTACGTCCTCCAGAACACAGTCGATGGAGAGCTCTACGAAGGGTTCGAGAGCCAGCTTGTGAGGCTAGAAGAGGATGGGACCTGGCGGGGAATAGACTACGAAAAAGAGCAGTCCCTATGTTCAACTGACGGGTGACAGGTTATATTGCTAGCATGGAGGGAGAAGATGAGCAACTTCAAGAAGGGTGATGTCCTGGTTGTCCGCCACCCGTTCGATGGCCTTCGTCCCATCACTGAGCGGGGCATGGAGAGTTGGCGTGAGCTCTACGCGGGGGACATGATCGACGATGGGGGTGAGCCCCGCCTGCCTCCGAAGACTGAGTGGTACGATGTCCTCCCAGGCATGCGGCTCATCGTCACGCGAGCTCGGGTCCACAGGGGCAACGTGGAGATGGTTAATCCTGAGGATGGCACGCAGTTCCTGTCCCGCCGGTCTGAGGTCGAGATGAAGGCCGAGGTGTTGCGATGAGCTGGAAAGAGGGTGATCTCATCAAGTTGAACGAGCAGTGGGGCCGAGTGGCTTCGGTCAGGGATGTGATGCGACAGGGAGACGTGTGCATCGTCCTGGGCTATCATCAAGTCCATAATTTCGGTCCATATATCTGGGACATCTTACACACCCCGACGGGGACAGTCGATGCGTTTCATCAGGATTACTTTGACAGGGTCGAGTGATAGGGAGGAAGATGGGTAGGAAGTGGGGATTCTCGTGGTCGTGGCGGAGGGCTGTAGGGCTCTCTGGATTGAAGTCTAAGATCGCTCAGCGGACGGGCATACCCCTCACGCGGGGAGGCCAACAGAGAAAGGTGGGTGCTATGTTTGGGTGGTTGACGCCGGTGATTATCATTGTTTCGGCCCTTGCGACTTGTTTGGGATGACTTTTTTCCTGTCCACCCACACGCGAGCAAGTTATATTATCTCCATCAGGGGGGACGATGAAGAAGAGAGCCCAGAATGCGCTGAACTCCTGGCGTTATGCCCATCCCATCGGCACCCTCGTCAAGGTCAATAGCCTCGAGCGTGACCAGACGTCGAGAGTGGTGGTGCCCATGGGTACAATGGGTCTCATCGTTGGCATGTGTCCCAACCCCTGGTATAACCAGGTCCAGCTCGAGGACGGACGGGTGCTCAACATCTTTTGCGCAGACCTGGCGAAGATGGAGGATGAATGAAACGGGGTGACCTGGTCAGGGTGCAGTGGTGGGCACCTGGAGGTGGGGAGGTGGGTGTTGTGATGGAGCAGTGCGATGACACTCGGTGGTGGGTGTTCCTTCCCAAGTGGGGGGAACGTGTTACGTATGGCGAGGGGAACCTAGAGCTGGTGGAGGGGGAATGAAGCGGTTGAAGCGGGGTGACCTCGTGCGCATCAGTCCCCACGAGCGCCAGCTGGGTGGGGTCAGGGCAATTGTGTCCTATGTCCCAGGCGGTATCGAGGGTGACCTGATCGACGATGATACGGTATTAGTGTACTACCTCGAGGGGTTCCTGGCTGGGCAGGAGCACTATAGGGCTGCGAGGTATATCTGGCCAGTCGAATAAAAAGTTTGCTCGGCGCCTGTCCACAACCCATGGACGGGTTATATTGCTAACATGGAGGGGCGATGAAGTTCCGACGTGGTGACCTTGTTGAAGTGATGGGGAAGATGGGTGGGCAGCCCTGGCCACAGGGTCGAGGCATCGTCACAGGTTTCTTCTTTGGACCCACCCAGGACCTGATCGAGGTGACTGTCCTCCAGTCTGAGATCAAGACGATGCCTGGTCGGGGTCGCCTCTTCTCCGAAGGCAGCCTCAGGCTGGTGGAGGAGTTGTGAAGTTCGAGCCTGGAGACCTGGTGGTGGTCGACATTCCCCACGACACCAGATGGCACGGGTTGATGGGCATCGTGAATGGGTTGAGCATGCTCCAGGGCATGCGTGAGCCCAACTACTACGTGACGTTCGTGGAGACTGGGAACCGTATGATTGTGAATGAGGGCGAGCTAAAAAAAGTGGAAGAATAATCACCCAACCTCCTGTCCACAATCCATGGACAGGTTATATTATCTCCATCAGAGGAGAGGAACGATGAAAGTCGGTGACCTAGTCCGGATGAAGTATCACGCCAGGCAATATGATATCAAGCTCCGCCCCAAGGAGATGAAGGAAGGGTCATTGGGTATCATCCTCGGTTTCATCGCAGAATCTCCGGCGGTCGCCCAAGTGTTCTTCGACGGGCTGACCTGGGAGCTCCACTTGGACTACTTCGAGCGGGTCGATAGGTGAAGCGGGGCGACCTGGTCAGCCTCTTCGATTCTTTCTCAGACTCAGACTCTGTGTACTCCCTGCCCGTGAACCCTGAGGACCATGCCGTCGAGATACCCCACGGCGCTGCAGTCCTAGTCCTGGACCCGCGGTCAGAAGAGGCCGCTGCCGTATACGGACCCCACAGCGACGAGGTCTGGGTCAAGGTCCTCTGGGAGGAGAGGGAGTGGTACGTGTACTCATCAGATATCAGACCCCTTAATAAAGCGAAGGAGACGAAACAAAAAAGTCGAGAAAAGTTTTAAAAACGCCTGTCCCTTTTTCATCAGTCGGATAATAGAATCAAGTCAGCGGCGCTCCTGCCGCGACAAAAACGATGGAGACCGAATGCGCATTAAGTTCCAGGACACCCCCGACTTCGGCACCAACATCCTCGACATCGAGGTTCCTGCCCACCTGAACGAACGCGTCCCCACCGGCATCGACTGGCTCGACAAGAGCTTTGGTGGCGAGGGCTTGACTCCGTCTATGGTAACTCTCTTCGCAGGTGAGGCTGGTGCAGGTAAGACTACGCTGTCCCTTACGATGGCTTCTTCCCTCGCCGAACAGGATAACTTGGTCGTGTACAACACCGCCGAGGAGAGCCTTCACCAGCTCAAGCGCACTTATTCCCGTCTCAATCTCCGCGGTGGTATTCGTGTAGGTGGCGAGACTAACGTCCAGCAGCTCATCGCGAATGTCGACGCCCTCCGTAAGAAGAACCCGGGTAAGCGAGCGATTGTGTTCGTCGATTCCCTCCAGTGTCTGGAAGACGGTCACTTTTCAACTGGTCGAATCACTTCTGAGACGGCTGTTCGTTCGCTCGAATTGCTGTGCGAGTGGGCGAAGGAGAACTACACCAACGTGGTGGCCATCAACCAGATTACGAAGTCTGGCTCTTTCGCAGGTAGTTCGAAGTTGAAGCACCTTGTCGATGCGATGGCTTTCCTCTCGATCGAGAAGAAGAACGAAGAACTAATGGGATTCCGTCGCTTCGAAGTCACCAAGAATCGGTTCGGTGGGTGCGGTGCGATTCAATACCTGAACGTCACCAGTGGTGGATTCAAGTTGGTCGCCACGCAGGAATGATTCCTCTAGCGCGAGGGCAGCTTCGGCTGCCCTCCGCTTTTCTTCATTGCGTCGAAGAAGACCCTCTCTTGCAGCACGCTTTCGATCTTCGGAATATGTTTGCTTGGTATCGATTCCCATGACTTCCTGTTCTTTCCTTTTCTCTCTTCTCTTAGCTTCTCTCTCGATGGCTGCCTGTCGCATCTTTTCTTTGGCTTCATCATTATGCGTATGACCTTTCTTTTTCTCGCTCATCTTTTTCTTCGATTCTTCGGTGTGTTTACGACCAGTTGCTTTCTCGCTCCTTTTCTTCCTGACTTCTTCTCTGTATTCTGGAGTCCAACTTTCTATAGAGGCCTTCCACTTTTCGACCATCTTCTTTTTTTCTTCCTCTGGTTTCTTTTCATAAGCTTCCCGTCGAGAGTTTCGAAAAGCTAACAACCTTTCTTCAGACCACTTCGATGTATCCCAGTATTCACGCATCTTTTTCTTCGATTCTTCGGTGGGTCTGAGTTGTTTACACCTTTCTTTTATCTTCTCGACAGTTTCCGCGCTGTGTTTCTTACCCCAGAACGAGTTCTTTTCTCCCATCTTACTTTCACTCATCTTTCGTCGAGTAACCTCAGACATGATTTGCCTTTCAGCTTCTTTCAAGTTGAATCCGACCGGAGCCATGGTCCCATACTCTCTCATCAATCTATCTTCTTCGACAAGCAAATCTTTTTCTTCACATTCCAATAGTACTTCCCACTCGAACGTCTCTTCTCCATACATGTCCCACGCAGCTTGAAGCAGTCTGTTACGATGCTTACCACGTTTCATATCGGTCCAGTGATCAGCCTTTCTATCTTCGAATCGATTCTTTGTCGAACCGATGTATTCCTTTCCATTCTTGACGCAACGAATCT